AAACGCTAATGAAGTGTTTGTTTGATCTTAAAGATGCAGGAGCTACTGTCATGGCGATATTTGCTAGAGGGTGCAAATGCAAGAAATGTTCCGGTAGAAAAAAGAAGTGATGCCCAAGGACGCTTGCTACAAAAAAGTTAAGGCACGGTACAAAGTGTTCCCATCTGCATACGCAAGTGGGGCGATAGCTAAGTGTCGCAAGGTAGGTGCTGCTAACTGGGGCAAGCGTAAAAAGAAGTAATGGCTGTTCGGAAGACAAAGGCAGGTGCTGACCTTAAGCGGTGGTTCAAGGAGAAGTGGGTAGACGTACGCACTGGAAAGCCCTGTGGACGCCGCAAGGGAGAAGGACGGGGTACACCATACTGTCGTCCTTCAAAGCGCGTCAGCAGCCGTACGCCAGTCACAGCAAGCGAAATGACAGCATCTCAGAAACAATCAAGGATAGCCCAGAAGAAACGCCTGGGACAACCAGCAGGTAAACCTCGAAGAGTGAAGGCGGTAAGACGTGGCAATAAATAAGAAAAATATGCAATGCAACAAGCCCCGGAGACAAGTGTCTGGGGGCAAGAAGTTTGTTGTGAAGGCTTGCCAAAACGGAAAGCAAAAGATAGTGCGTTTTGGCGATGCCAATATGAGCATCAAGAAGAGTAACCCGGCTAGGAAGAAGTCCTATTGCGCGAGGTCAGGCGGAATAAAAGGCAAGAGGAATAAACTATCTGCGAACTATTGGAGTCGCAGGGCTTGGAACTGCTAATGGCTAGATACGACAGTTATGGTCAGAACGATGACCGGATGGTGGAAGAACTCGATACTGGATTTATCGGGTTCAATAACCGTTTGCGCCCAGACCAGCTTGCTCCGGGTTTGCTTACATCATCCAGCAATGGACGCCTTGGTATCAATGGAGAATGGCAAACAAGAAAGCCTATGTCTTTTCTGGCAGCTCCATTTCCGGCTGCTCCATTGCGGGTGGGCGCTCTGCGCTTGCACGACACAAATTTGGTTGGTACCATATTATCCACCGCTTTAGATGTTCCTAGCGGCACATTGACCATCACTTTTACTGGTGACGTTTTTCCATATGCTGGAGTGACTGCTGCCGATTGGGTGGGATATGTATTTTATTTTGATGGATGGGAAGGCGACGTACCCATAGATGGCAACCAAATCATCACTGCCGCTCCTGCCAATGACCAGATTGAGGTGATCATATCTGGCTTAACCAACATCACTACACAAGGTACTGTGGAAAATCCACAGCTTGATGATACGGCTATCAGCATCGTTGAGGATGCCATTGCTTACAGCGATCCTAATAATGACAGCGAAAGCTATGTATTTTGCGTAGGAACAAGTAGAGCATCTGTTGTAAATACAGCAACCAATGCTGCTACGCTCATCGACTATCCGACCGGGCAAAAGGCCGTTGGTGGTAAAGCCCTTCAAGCGTTTAATAAGGTGTTCATCTTCCGCGATGGGCAAGTGGCAATGGAATGGGATGGAACCCTTACGGGTACACCAGCATTCACTTTAGTGGCAAATGGCGATTATACCCAGCCTGCCCATATTGCTACATCGGCTGGAGAATTTAAGATAACGGGCAATATTGGCACTGTTGCAGTAAGCAGCAGTGTGTCCGTTGGTAGTAAAATATTTTTGGTTAGCAAAACAGAGGACGCTCAAACATCAGGATTGGCGAGCGGGTTCGAGTTTGATGTAAAAGATGTGTATTACGCCAATGGCACTGTTAATGTATCAAGTGCCGCCAGCACATCAATAACCGGAGGAGATTATGATGGACTAGATAGAATAGTCATTACCACGGCTTCCGCCCATGGTTTTAAGGTGGGCGAACCTATCAATATTGCGGGATTTGCTAGCCCGGATACTGGTATAAATGGTAAGCGTGTAGTCGCGGCTGTAGGATCAACCACTGAATTTACCATTTACGTTGATGGAAATTTCTCCGCTAGTCCGTCCGTATCGGGCGTTACCGCAGGAATCGCTGACGGATTTACATTTATTATTCCAGAAAATGGAAGAGAAACGGATGCCGATGGCAATGTAGTTCATGTCACGGATGGAGAAAGCCTAACAGCCACTCCTATATTTAGCGAGGTGCCGTCCGAGGGAAGCGGCTTTACGCATATGCCTGCTCCGCCATTTGGCGAATACCACCAAAGACGCATTGTGGTGCCATACAAGTATGAGATGAGTGAAGACTCAAATGGCACCACGATTACTAGCAGGAACATACAAGACGAAATTATATTTTCTCAGATATTGGATAGCGATACCTATGACTACATCTATGGTCAATTTAGGTTTAATGCTGGCACTTCAGACTACTTGGTTGGATTGCATTCCTTCTCGGAAGATAAGCTAGTTGTATTCAATCGCAATAGCATTCACTTGGTTAGCAATAGCCTAAACTTGAAAAACTCTGTCAGCACATTGATCACCAATGAGGTGGGATGCGTTGCGCGGAAGAGCATTGTCCAAGTGGCAAACAACCTCCTCTTCCTTTCTGATAATGGCGTGTACGGCGTGGACTTCCAAGACCTCTACAATTTGCGGGGTCGCGACTTGCCTTTGTCCGCCACCATTGAGGCCACCATTGCCGACCTCAATAAAGCGTATATGGATAAAGCGACGGCTGTTTATTTCGATAACAGATATTTTATTGCTGTACCTACTGGACCTAGCCAGACGAACAACAAACTCCTCATATACAATTTTATCAACAAAAACTGGGAGTCAATAGATTCTATCAATGTTCCATCTTGGGAATTTACACACCTCGCTGTAGCAGGCAAGGGATCTGATCGCGGGGTATACGCCATAAACGAAAATGGCGGTGTACACAAAATTGAAGGTGGAGACGGGTCTGACGATCAGTATGTTGTACAGGTGGGATCGGAAGCGGTAACGGAAGCTATTGTGTCCTCAGCTACCACGAGAATGTACACCCTTAAATCCATTGATCGCAAGAAATGGAACAATTTTGATTTGCACATCGAATCGGAAACAGGACTAGAAAGCAACGGCACCCTATCGGCTACCACCGAGAACGTGGACTCCACCATTGACCTCGGCACATTGGCTAGCTATAATGGAGGCAACAACCTAAACGCCGGAGAGGACTACTCAATTAGAGGAAGGTTCGGAAACAAAAGGGGGTACTGTTTACAATTTACGTTAGATGCTACATTCGGAAGACCTAAGCTCAGATCGCTTAAGGTGGCGGGAACAACAACATTTAGAAATTTAGAAACAGCAGAATAATGGGTACTATATTAGAAAACACCACTCAGGAATTTTCGGATGGAGATCAGATTACATCCACCAACCTGAACAATCTTTTAACTGAGGCCACTTTTAAATCAACAGCGGTGGACCAGTCGAGCGTAACGCTTGTTGGCGGTAAAATAGCATTGCCTAGTACCATTCCTACTAGGAGCTTTACCAGCCCCACGCTGAATAGCCCCACCGTCGAAGGAACATTTACGGTGAATGCTTCTGCTCTCGGAGGTACAGGCATTGTTATAGAATCGGAAGGCATCGCATCCAACGATAATGACACCTCTCTGCCTACATCCGCTGCTGTAAAGGATTATGTTGATACCAAAATCACTGCCGAAGACCTTGATTTTGCCGGAGATACGGGAACTGGTGCAGTGGATCTGGATAGCCAGACGCTTACCATTGCAGGTACAGCAAATAAGATCGAGACATCTGCTAGTGGTCAAACGCTAACACTCACTCTTCCTTCCACTGTAAACATTAGCACGTTAGATGCGGGAAGCATTATTACGACCAGCATCAAGGCTGCTATAAATAATAGTTCTCGTATTTCTATTAAAGGTGGCAATACCGCTGGCGCTCAAATAGATTTGGATGGAGATACGTACGCAAGCAATGGTTTAGCAACATATAGTGGACTGAGACATGTATTTAAGAATGTCGCTGGTAGCTCTACTTACGCTGAAATCAACTCGTCTGGCGTAGTTACAAATACAATATCTGAATATGGAGTGGGGTCCGGCGTTACCGTTGACGGCTTGCTGCTCAAAGATGGTGGGTTCACTGCTGCTGGAACATCCACCTTTGCAGGTCAAACTATTTCTAATCTTGGTACTGTTACTACAGCCAATATTGATGGTGGATCTATAGATGGAACGACAGTAGGAGCAAGCAGTGCATCTACTGGTGCTTTCACCACTCTTAGCACAACGGGAGATTTTACTCCCGGTGGCTACATTACAATTACGGATACCACTCCGCTGATCAGAACTAGTTCCAATAGTGAAAATCTTACTTTGCGTGGAGGCAATACAGATGCAGGCGGTCAGATACAGCTAAATGGTTCTACGGCTGCAAGTGCTAATAAGATTTTTTATTTCGCTAATGAACACGAATTTTGGAATACAGCGGTTACAGAGAAAATTGAGTTCCAAGGTAATAGCATTTATTTTGGTTCTGCTGGAGATGTAAAGCTTTACCGTTCTGGGGCGGATGCCTTGAAGACGGATGATAGCCTTGAGGTGGTTGGCGATTTTAATGCAGACTCAGGCACATTGTTTGTAGATGCGTCTGCTAATAGTGTTGGCATAGGCACTACGTCTCCTGCTGAGAAGTTGGAGATTACTGGGAACGCAATTCTTGACGCATCTAACGCTAAGCTGAAGATTAAATCGGGAACTGGTGGAACAACGGGTGAGTTGATTTTTACGTTTAACACAGACAGTACAAAATATGCTGGGCTGGAGTTTGCATATGATACGCGCAACTCTGTCGGGCCGAGATACTGGAGCGCGAACGGTTATGACCTCACGGTAGATTCTGGTAATGATTTACATATCCAAACTGACTCGACTGATAGAATTACTGTTCTAAACGGAGGCAATGTAGGCATTGGTACTACGGGGCCTTCCTACAAGCTGGATGTAAATTCTGGAACTACCAACCAAGTAGCGTTGTTTGAGTCTACGGACGCAACGGCTTATATTGAGCTGGCAGACAACACTGGATCTGTTCAACTTATTACACCTGCAAATGGTGCTTTTAGGATTGCTACAGGCGGAGCTGGTGCTGGGAGCGTTGGAACATCTGGATTGTTTATAGACCAATCTCAAAACGTAGGCATTGGCGACGATACGCCTTCCTACAAGCTAGACGTAAATGGCACAGGTAGATTTGTTGGACAGCTAACTCTTGACGACGAATTGCTTCATAACATCAGTGGAACCCAAACTCGTCTTCCGGGATATTATGCCGGGACGTACGGTGTTGAAATAGAGCAGACTGCTCAAGGTTCAACTATTCACGTTGGAAGAAGTAACGGCAACTGCATGAACATTGGTGCAGACGCTACTGCGGCTGGCACTGACGTTAATGTTGTGTATTTTAGAGATACTGGTGCTTCAGTATCTGGAACAAATCCACCCGTTTCTGTTGAAGTTGGCAAAATAGTCATCAATACGACATCCACAAACTACAGCACTTCATCTGACTATAGGTTGAAGGAAAATGAGGTGCTTATCTCTGATGGGATTGATCGCCTCAAGCAGCTTAATGCCTACCGCTTTAACTTCATTAAAGAACCTAGCAAAGTAGTTGATGGTTTCTTTGCACATGAAGTGAGTCCAGTGGTGCCAGAGTCTATTGTCGGTACTAAGGATGAGGTAGACGATGATGGAAATCCAGTGTATCAGGGCATCGACCAATCTAAACTAGTACCTTTGTTGACCGCAGCATTGCAAGAAGCTGTGGCTAAGATCGAGGCTTTGGAAGCTCGGGTAGCAGTATTGGAGGGATGATACATGGCCATTAATGTTAGTTTCGGAAGTCCGTCTGAAATCTCCGCCTGGGAGAGTCTGAGGGGTTATACTGGCCAACGAGGCAGAGATCCTAACTTAGCCAGGGAGGCAGAACTTTCTGGAATGGACTATGATAGCTATGTTGCCATGAGTCCCGAAGAACGGCAACGTCTTTTAGACGAAGCCTTGGGAGATCCATATGAATTAGCTGGTATAGAAATTACGCCTGATCGAAGCGAAACCTCTGATTTTGTTTTTGATTATTTAAATAAATCAACACCTGAATTTCCAGACGCACCAGAAGATCCATCAATCGGTAGCGGAGGCAATATGATTGGCGAGCCAGCTAGAGACAATAGATATCCCGAATTGGATCCCTTTACCATCGACCAGTCTACACTCACCGGAACCGAAGACATATTCCAGATTTCCGACGAGGAGTTCCAAAACCTGGAGAATGAAGACTTCAGTGACTTGGAGGACGATCAAACAATAGATTATGAACCGAAACCGGGAGGACAATTGGCATCGCAAAGGGGTCCATTTAATATGCCCCGTGGACCCGGTATGGTTCGCCTAGGACCTAACACATCTTTCCCAGTGGGGCCACTTTTAGCAGGGGGTGCAGCGGTCACCCTCACAGGAGACGACGACGAAGAAACTACAGTACCAGTAATTTTACCAGGAGACGACGATATGGATCCAGACACAACCACCACCACCACACCAACATACACTTTAGATCCGATGGGTAGGATTATACCTGCGTCACAGGCGGGTACGTTGCCAGAGCTACAAGATTTCTTTTCTATGTACGGGCAAATGGCTCCAGGATTTGCCCAACAGATGGCGGATGTCACGGGTGCAGGCCAAACAGCATACGCCCAACAAGTCTTGGGCATGGAAGGCGACGATATTAGTGCTTTCGATATTGCTAGGCAAGCATCGAGACAACAGCGAGGAGCATTGGGTGATGTGTTTGGACTGGGTCCAGATGC